CATAGTGAATTATTTTATACAAGTCTAAATTATTTTTACCATCTTTCTTACCAAACCTCATAGCATATTTCATAATGTTTCCAAGACAAAATCCTTCACCATATCCTGAATCAATTATCATATCAGTTGCTTGATACTTACCGTTAGCATAATGTTGAGCATATGTATTACCTATATAAGCTTTCAATTCGTTTAGTATTTTATCTTCGTTAAATTTATAATTCACTCTTCCATTCCTCCGGTAATGTTTCTTCACTATACCATGTGAAGTTATTTGTTTCTGCCCACTCTGCATGAGTTCTTTTTGTTTTGTCTTTTCTTACTTTTGCACCAGGCATAGGTGAGTAAGGTTTTTGAAAAAGAAAAACTAATTCATAATTATCAGGTAAAGCTTTTCTAATATGTATGTACTTACTATACTCTGCATAGTCCCAGAACCTACCTTTAGCTTCTAGTAAAATAGTTTTACCATCTATAATTTTTACAAAGTCTGCTTCATACTTATGTTGAACAACATACTCTATAGTATCCCAATGATGTTTCCAATCTTTGAGAATTGTTTGATGTATGTCAAACTCCCAAGCACTATCATATCCTTTTGGTACGTTAATCTTTTTAGGTCTTGGTTTTCTTGGTACTCTTTTAGGCATTCAAGTTTTCCAAAGTAATATTAGGATTTTTCTTTACCTGTTTATAAAACCATCTAAGACTATAAGCACTTAACATAAATCTATTGTTAGCAAAAATATGTGTTTGTTGTGGTAAAAACTCATGTAAGTTTTTCTTATTAATCTTAGTAGCATCTTCTCCTTCAGGTACCATAGTTCTTATCCAACTAATAAGTAAATCTTCTGCTTTACGTCTTAGTCGTTTTGCTTTTCTACCATTCATATTTGTGTTACCTCTATAACATTAGGAACTTTAGGTGTTTGAGTTAAGTATCTCAAACCATTAGAATATTTAAATACTCTTAAACCTTTTCCTTCGTTTGCATCTTTATGACATTCAAATTTATATCTACAATATACACATCCTTTAGGTAGTTGCATATTACCAGACTTACCATCAGGTATAGGACTATAACATTTATCAGGTGGTGTCTTTAACTTAACAGCTTTTTTAATATCAGTTATTTTCTTTTTAATATTAGGTTTATCAAAGTCATCAGGTCTAAACATAGCTAACTCACCAGACTCTTTATTAAGAGCAAGGAATCCGCCTTTATTTGTACCCTCTGCTGCTTCGTATCCTGCAAGTTGTGCAAGATAACCGAATGAATCTTGTTCAGCAAGAGTTCCTTCTTTAAATTTCTTAAATGCAAATCCTGAAGCAGTCTTTACATCTACAACCTCACCGTCAATAACACAATCCATGTGTCCTTTAATACCGGATACAGTTATTTCTTTTTGTTCATTAGTAACTTCATGTCCAGATAACTTAACAAGAAATAAAACTATCTCTTCAAGTAAGTGTCCATATAAGAACTTAATAAATGTAGGAGGAGATATAACCTCTGTCGAATCAGATTCAGAGTTCATCTCATACCACAATTGTCTAGGCTGTTTGCCTATGTTAGACATACGTAAAGAAGGTTTACCTCTTGGAGATGGATGAGACCAAGTGTAAAGAATCTCTTTCATAGATTCTCCAAACTGTTCAATAGTATCTTCATCTATGTCAAGATGTTCTCCTTTTCCAAGAGCCGACAATTTATTATATATATCTTCGACTAATGTGTCAAGAGTTTTTGATTTCTTTTTCATATTATTTTCTATGTTTTACAAATTTAAGTTTACGAGTCTGTGAATTAAACATTAACAACTGTACTCCTGCTTCAACTTGTTCAGCAGTTCTACCTGTACATTTAGTTAAATTATTACCTGTCTTTTTATGTAATTGAGGTTGTGCTGTTTTAACATCTATTAAAATAATATCTCCTTTAGAATCTCTTGCTACTAAATCAGCAAGACCTGTACAACCACAATTTTTAAATACTTCATAACCGTTGTCCCATAACCAAGTTACTGCATAGAACTCAGCCATGTCTCCTTTTCTACTATCACAATGTTTACTATTTCGATTCATCTATAATTCCTTTTTCTTTGTATAGTTTTTTATAAAACTTACCAACTTTTAATATCTCAGTTGGAGTTGCTGAATTTTTTATAGTGTTTGCAAGACAAGAAACAACAATACAATTATCTAATACATATCCTTTAGAGTTATCTATCCTATCTATTGTAGGAGAATTTTTCCAGTCTTCTCTACCATGTACTAATTTAATATTAAGAACTGGACATCTTTCTGGAAAGTGTACTTCTTCTTTTACCAAATTAAAATCCATATCTTTTTTCTTAGCTCTCATTTTTGCATCATAAATCATACTTGCTTTAAGATATCTGTGATTATTATCTCTATAATATTTATTATAACATTTTCTACAATCAGCTCTAAGTCTACCTCCCTCTCTTTTAGGAAAAAATTCTTCAGTATATTCTTTTTCTATACCACATTTAGTACAAGCTTTAGTGTGTTTCACTCCAGTTACCTCCTATCTTGTACTCACCATCAAGAGGACATCTAAGATTAAAATGTTCTCCTGCTTTTATAATACTATCAACAGCAAACTGACCAATAAAATCAGCTTTATCTTTAGGTACTTCTAGTTGCCACTCATCATGGATGTTAGCAACAAACTTATAAGGTACTGCATTTAATTGTAAGACATCATCAAGTATTGACAATGCTTTCTTCATAACTATCGCACCTGCTCCTTGAAGTAAAGTGTTCAATGCAGAATGAGCATTACGTATGTAAAGCTTTCTACCATCTAAACCTTTGAGATATTTCTTTGAAGCTGCTCTTTGTACCCTGTCTCTAAGTGATTTAAATGCAGGGTTATTATCGAAGAAATGTTCTCTAGCTCGTTTACCATCTGCTGTACTTCCTTCAACCACTTTTCCAAGCTTTTCATCTCCTGCTCCGTACATGAGGGCATAGATGAATGTTTTCGCCTGATTTCTTGATTTAAGTTGTGCAGCTCTTTGATTAGCTGTGTGTATATCTCCATCTAAAATCTCCTTGATATAGTTTTCATCATTCATATAGTGGGCTAACATTCTTAACTCTAAACCACTAGCATCAACTCCAAGTAATACATTACCTTCATCAACAATCCAACATGCTCTACATTCTGGACCATAAGGACTATGAACTGAAGGTACTTGTGCCATGTTAGGACTTCTGTGTGTCATTCTACCGGTGATAGCACCATTAGGTATAACAAAACCATGCACACGTCCATCATCTTGCACAGCTTCAACCCAAGAATCAACTTGAGCTATACGTTTTTGTATTAATAAAAAGTCTGCTATAAGTTTAGCTTCACGGATATGAGTAACCTCTGATAATGTTTTCTCATCTACAATAGGCTGACCTGTAGGAGTAAATCTTTCAGGTTTCCAACCAAAGTCTACAAGATATTCACCAATCTGTTTACGACTACCAAGATTAAACTCTTGTAAAGTCTGTCTCATAAAAGGCTCAAAGTTATTAGTATCTAAACATCTTTGATATTCATCATCAGTAAGTCCACGTTTAGATAAGTTACCATCTTTCTTAATGTAAGGTGTAACTAATTTATCATCTACCCATTTAGGTTTGAAAGTATTATGAACTTCATCTTCAATCTGTTGAGACTTTTCTCTAAGTTCTGCAAGTAATACTAATGCAGATTCCATGTCAAACATGAAACCATTTTCTTCTTGTTGTTTAATTATTCTTGCAACGTCTTGTTCAAGTTCAATAGATTGTTTACTAAAACCTTTTGACTCATTACGAAGTGATTTATAGACAAGAGTATTTAACTGAACATCTCTAACACAATAGTCTAACATTTCTGTAGAATAATTTAGATAGTCTTCAAAGTTTATCTTAGATAGACCAAGCTTATATCCCCACTTCTCAAGACTATGACCACCCTCTCTAGTAGGATTGAATAGTCTAGAAAGAACAAGAGTATCTATAACTTCTTTGTTTCTAAGTTTTATACCACCAAACTTTTCTACCATAGGAATATCAAATCCTATAATGTTATGACCTATTAACCTATCTGCTTTAGATAAAAGCTCATAGCCTTCTTGCAAGTTGCTTGGAGGAAACTTAAATATCTCTCCAGAGTTTGCATCTTGAGCTACAAGACAATGTATCTTAGTTGCCTTTAGGTCATCTGTTTCTATGTCAAATACTAAGTCCATTAAAATGCCTCGTCTAAACTATCATCAAAAGTAATATCTTCATCTGTTAGTTCAGATAGTCTACCTGTCTCTGAGTCATAGATAACTCTACAAGCCATACCAACATCACCTGTGTATCTTGATTTAAGAATACGCATCCTTGTTGTTCTAGCTTCATCAGGGTCATCTGATTGTTGATTACGTTCTAATGCTATCACACAATCACTAAGTTGTCCAATACTATTTGAACCTCTTAGATGAGATAGTGATACTTCAATACCGTTCTCATGTCCTTTGTTACCGTCAACACGTCTCAAGTGTGAAACTAAAATGATTCCTGCACCTGTCTCTTCTACCAAACTTCTAAGTCTAGTCATGATAGAATCAATAGCACGTCTTTCATCACCTTCATGTACAGCACTAACTAACATGTGAAGATGGTCAACGACTACCCACTTACAATCACAACCTATAATCATGAATCTAAGTTTGGTAAAGATATCATCAATGTCATTGGTTCCAAAGTGGGAATGCACCCATACTCTATTCTTGTTCTCACCATCATAAAGTATATCAAAGAATTTATCTAGTTCTTCTTTACTAAATCTATCTCTTATTTGGTCCACATACAATCTAGCATTAGCTTCAATAGATAAAATACCATCAATAGTTCTTCTCCAATCTTCTTCTAATGCAATGATACCTACATTATCTTTAGTGTTCTTGATAAGATGATGTTCAAGTTCACGTGTGACACTAGACTTTCCAAGTCCTGTACCACCTGTAAGAGTTACAAGTTCACCTTGTCTAAGACCATACAATTTCTTGTTCAGTCCTTCATAAGGATAAGGTACACTTTCTTTTCTCTCACGATTGTGGAACTTCTCACGTTGTTCAGAGACATTTATAACACCAGAAGGTGTATAAACTTTACTAGCCCACCAAGCTTCAACAAATTCTTTATGTTTGTTGTTTCTTAACATGTCGTTAGGGTCTTTCCAGCCGTTAGGAAGGGTAACTATCCTAGCTTTTCCCGGCTTGAAAAGCCTAGCAACTTTAATACTAGCTTCTTGTCCTGCTTTATCTTTATCAAAAGCAATTATGACGTTTTCAAAGTCGTCAAAGAACTCTAAGCTTTCCTTGATGTCTCTTACTGCACCATTAGCACCACGT